GCACAAATTTCTCTTTACTGCCAACCTTCCCTAAAAGGATCAACTTCTACCGAGGAATGACTATATACTTATTCGTTAATAAATCCAGAAAGATAAGGATACGACCCCATCTGCTCTATAATCTCACCTACAAACTTACGAGCATTCTGATCACGTGTATTCATCATATTAGCGGGCATGCGTATCATATTTGTAAAAGTCGCACTGACTGATGTCTTGATCGAACTGATTGGCTGACGACGCCAGCTATCGTACTGTGATGGGATTAAGAATGGATCACCTCCGTTCTTAATGAACTCAGCATCCTGGTTCACATAAGGCAGAGGTCCGGGCTCTTCATCATCTGAGTCATCGTCGGTGAGCGATGATTGTGAATCCTTGATTTTAGCGTTAAATGACTCGATTAAATTGTATATCATCTGTAGGCTCACTGCCTCATACTCAATATCGAATGTACTGCGCATGATGTCGACACGAGCAGCGCTTGTGGTGAATATATACGCAATCGGCATAAATGGCGTGTATATTAATGTTATTAAATTGATCACCAGCACCTTATCATATTTCTCAGGTGTCCAGAACATCACAATCGTTGTGTCTGTCCCTTTCTGAGTGCGATGAACTTGCCGTAATAGTAGATTATAAGGTAAATCTTCGGGATTGACCTTCAACTTGTGGTGTATATCGATCATTTTATTCTTGGTGTGTTCAAAGGCTCTAAAATTAGCTTTAAGCTGTTGGTTAGTAAGAGCAGCATCATTATATGTCTCCATTAGATTATAACAGTAATTCATAATTATCCCATCGGAATTCTCTACTATCACGCGATGATACGGATGGTGGAATGCCTTAGCACTACTATACATGAGCACGCGACTGATCGTTCTGTAGTACTTATCATAGTTAACCAAGCCAATACGATCAGTAACATATGNTGTCTCGTTATCTGTAAGCTTTGATACGTCGCCAAAGTATGGCACAAACTTTCTTGGAGTTTGCGCTTGTCTCACTGATCTGGCAGCGGGCTGAGCAGCCATAAAATCACGATATCTGCGGAGATATGGTATCATTATGGTCTTAATCAGCCAGCTGATGTATCCTTGACGCGAAAGATCGAAGAATCTAAAATATCCCGGCTGATTTCTTAGTGATATACTGTAGGTTGGAATTTCGGCTGTTAGCTCTTTCTCTTCCTCATTATAACTCGCATTGTTCGTTATTGATGCACAGAAACTAAGCATTAGGCATTTACAAAACGCAAATAATTTCGTGTGAGCAGCAAGACTTAATGGATGTGGAGTGCTCATATCTATCATAGCTGCGACTATATCCCAGTTAGACATATCGTTACCAATAGTTACAGGTGTATAATGTTCAACCAGATAGACATACTCTGATGTTACGTCATGTTCTTCGATTAATCGGTAGAACTCAGTAGCGGTTGATAGCACGTCGATTGAGCGTTCCCGCGAGTTCGCGCAACGCCGCAAATTCTCAGCGAATGGAAGTATATGTTCTGTAGGATAGAGTGCCCTTGTTTGTGGCACTCGTCTGGCATCTCGGTAGTATATTCCATCTCGCGACAGTGCTGATGTGACTGGTTCGTGCGTATAAGTTTGGCCAATAGCAAGTAGCTGAGCGTAATTATCGGAGTTAAATCCATTGCCGCCAATTAATGATTGCAATATATTATTAATATTGCACACCGATATGTATGCTGTTATTCCTTGATTACGAATGTTCGGAACTTGTCCCTGTAGGTAATTGATGTTCGTTTCGGTTTGTTGATTCACGATATTGTCAACAAAATCGGTTGCTGCGATTGATGCGCGTTCTTCTCCTTCTACCGCAAACGGCGTCAGGAAGCGTATGTTAAATTCTGGAGGATTATCTCCTTCTAGCCACATAGCCATTATCAGGGTAAGCCCTCTTTAAAGGGAAAAACT